TAAGTTATAAATAATCCTTAATATTCATAATTTATTTTCGTTATGTTTATTATTTTCATAAAAATCAATTAAAATATGTTTAACACTGGAATGAAATAATGGTTTGTCTTGTAAAAACTCTTTTACAATATTTTGTCTATATTCATAATTATTATTAGCTTCAATTACATTTTTAACAGACTTGCCGTGTGTTTTGGCAGGTTGCATTAGTGTTTCGTTAAATTTAGTAATAGAATTCATAGATAAACCAATTTTACTTAGGTTAGTTTGAATATAATTATAAGAATTGGATTTATCAATTACTTTGTTATAATCTAAAAATATGGCATTTGGATATCTTTGTAAAATAGACATATAGTTTATAAAGTAAAAATTATATAATTCAATCATATTAGGAAATATGTTTTTCTTTAATATAACTGGTAAATATAATTTAGTATATTTAATATCATATGGTGATTTTTGTATGCTATATAACCAATTATAAACATTTTTATACATTATTATTAGTAAATTATCTGGATTATCTAGATAATTTTCAATTATCTTGATATTTAAGGTGTGTTTACCAAATGGTTTATGTTGATGCTCAATAGTTATAGATTTATTTTCTATTACATCAATACATTCTGAATTATTAATTATATTAAATAATAAATTAGTCCCAGTGTTATAAGGTCCAATTATATGAACTTGTCTAGGCATATACATATATATTCGTAAAAAAATTCGTAAAAATAATTATTTTATTATATCTGTTTTAATTATAATGAATTTAGATTTAAAAAGATTTGATATGAAAAGTATTAGTTTCAAACCAAATGAATCCAAGGGTCCTGTAGGTGTGTTAATTGGTCGTCGTGACACTGGTAAATCTTTTTTACTTAGAGATTTATTATATTATCATCAAGATATTCCTATTGGAACTGTTATTGCTGGAACAGAAGAAGGTAATGGGTTTTACGGAAAATTAGTGCCGAAATTATTTATTCATAATGAGTATAATACTGTTATTATTGAAAATATTTTAAAGAGACAGCGTGGTGTATTAAAGCAGATTAAAAAGGAAATGGAGCAATTTAAACGAAGTACAATTGATCCTAGGACATTTGTAGTTTTAGACGATTGTTTATATGATAACACCTGGGCACGTGATAAGATGATGCGTCTCCTCTTTATGAATGGACGCCATTGGAAGGTTATGTTACTCATCACAATGCAATATCCTTTAGGCATACCACCAACGCTAAGAACTAACATTGATTACGTCTTCATTTTAAGAGAGCCATATATCGCCAATAGAAAGCGTATTTATGAAAATTATGCTGGTATGTTTCCAACATTTGAGTCGTTTTGTCAGGTAATGGATCAATGCACAGAAAATTTTGAGTGTTTGGTTATAAATAATAACTCAAAATCGAATAAACTACAAGACCAAGTGTTTTGGTATAAGGCCGACGATCATAATGACTTCAGATTGGGTTCAAAAGAGTTTTGGGAATTATCTAAACAAATCAATGACGACGATGATGATGGTGAACAATATGACCCAAATAATGTGAAGAAACGTGGTCAGGGACCTAAAATAGCGGTTAAAAAGAGTAAATGGTAATAATCTTGATGTACAATAGCGCACTATAAAAGAACAAAATGTTAAAACTTGCTTACCCAATTGGTTAAGCAAGAATTACACTACTTATTAATGATAGTTGAGCTTATAAAACTCGCTTTTAAATCTTGCTTTTTAAATATAAAGCAAGATTAACTACTTAAAGACAATACATTAAATATTATTATAAAATGGACACACTCGATATTGTCAGTTTAATTGAAAATAATCCTATTACTAAGCTATCTAGTGATTATAATAATAAATTATTGGTTAAAATTAAAGAAAATTTTACAGATATAGAACAACAATTATTCGTGAGTAGTTTTTATTGTTATTTAAATTATGATAAAAATAAAGATTTTATTATTGATTTAGATAATGTGTGGAAATGGTTAGGATTTAAACAAAAAATAGATTTAAAACGTTTATTGGAAAAATATTTTGTCTTGAATATTGATTATATAAATCTCGCTTTGGGTTCACCCAAAGCGAGTTGCAGTAATGATATAATTAAAAATGATAAAATAAATAATGATATTATAATTTTAAATAAAGAAAAACAAGAAGAAAAATGGGGAGGACAAAATAAACAAACTTTTTTGTTAACTATTAAATGTTTTAAGTTAATGTGTTTAAAGGCACAAACAAAAAAGTCTAATGAAATACACGAATATTACATAAAAATGGAAGATTTTTTACAACAAATTATAGAAGAAGAAACCGACGAATTAAAAGTTCAGTTAAAAAAACAAAATTATACACTATTAACTCTACAAAATTCTATAGAAGAAAATAAACAAAAAGCCATTGAACAAACATTGATTAAACAATTTCCATTAAATACCGAATGTATATATTTTGGAACAATTAATAATACTAATGAAACTAACGATAAACTTATTAAATTTGGACATACAAATAATTTACATAATAGAATTTTAGATCATCGTAAAAATTACGACAATTTTATTTTATTAGAGTCATTTAAAGTGCAAAACAAAGTTGAAATAGAAAATTGTATTAAGTGTCATCCAAAAATTAAAAAACAAATTAGAACTATTCAAATTAATGATAAGAATAAAACCGAAATAATAGCATATAATAATGACAATTTTACAATTGAGAACCTAACAAAATATATCAAAGAAATAATTCAAGAGAAAATGTATAATATTGATAATTTTAACAATTTATTAAAACAAAATGATGATCTATTAAAGGAAAATGATGATCTAAAAAAAGAATTAGTTATTCAAAAAAATACCATCACAAAACTAGGCTTAGAAATAGTTGAATTAACAGAAAAAATAGACAAACAAAAGGAAGTATTAGAAATTATAGAAAAAGAAAACCAAACAGTTTATCAAAATTCATTATTACCAGAAGACGAATTAACTAACAAATTTAATGAGTTTATTAACACAATGTGCATTGTTCGTACTGATGTTGAAGAATCGTGTGTTAATATGGAAGGACAATATAGGATTTGGAGTAAAATAAAACCTAAAAAAGAAGTTTTTCATTCTTTAAAAAATTATTTAGATACTAGATTTAAACCATCAAGACTCACATCACAAAATAAAAATCAAGTAGTATATGGATATATTGGTGTAAAACTAAAACATATTGAATATAAAAAAAAAATGGTTAATGACGATGTTGAAACATTTTTATTTCAAGTGTGTCATTTTTCACCAAGTGGAAAGATTCTAAATTCAATACTACTTCAGGAATATCAAAGATGGAAAAAAAGTGTAAACAAAGAATGCAATGATAACGATATGAAAGATATTAAAGAATATCTAAATTCGTGTGAATACACTTTAAAATCAACTGTATGGACAAATTATGGTTCTAATGAGGGATATTATGGATTATCCTTAAAAAATGATGAATATAATCATAAAACTACTTCATCCACCGGTAAAAAAGTTGAAAAAGTTGAAAAAAAAACAGGACAAGTTTTAGGAACGTGGGAAACAATTGCGAAAGCTGCTGAAACAGAGCATATTTCAGCTGCTAAAATGTCTAGAAGTATTAAAAATGTTATAGTATTTAATAATGATTATTATTATAGAACAATTACTTAAATCAATACATATGCTATAACCCAGGTTATTCATTTTTTTATTTATTATAATAACAATAAATAAAATATATTATTTAATTTTCTTTCTTAGAAACAAGTGGTCCAGATTTTAATTGACTTTGACCATAATCTGTTTTTCCTACTACTACATTATCCCCATCAAATAATTCTGAACGAATATCAGAAACAGAAATAGTTTCAGTTTCTTTTGAATCAAATGTTTTTTCAGTAGTATTATTTCCAGCACCAATTAAATTACCTTCTTCATCAATATCTTGAGTAACAACATTGCCGTGTTTTTCAGCATTTTTCTTATTATCATCAATCGCTTTTTGTTTAGTCTCCTTAACACGTTGTTCAAATGCGGTTTTAGCAATCGTTTCATTCTTAATTTTTTCTTGTACAAGTTGATTTAATTCTTCTTCTAAATATTCAACACGACCCGTTTTATACGCCTCTGGTTCCCAAGGTAGCCACGTTCCTACAGGTCCAACATATACATCAAAATTAGGGTCCATTTCTCTTAAAAGTCTTGCACGAATTTCAGCTTCATTTTGTGAACCAAAGTTGCCTCTAGACTTAAACCCTCTAACAGAGGTTTGAAAATTATGTTTTGTATTAAATTTCTTTTCAAGAGAATCTTCTTCGCGATCTAAGAAACTTTTATAATCGTGGTCAATAGATGAATTAACAATTGTATCGCGTTCTTCTTTTACAAATGTTTCAAAATCCTTTATTACTTCTTCAAATTGTAATTTATATTTAAATGAAATAAAATTTAGAAATTGGTGAAATTTTTCCATGGATTTATTCATTTCCCATTGCTTTAGGAATTCTTCAAAAAAATACATTTCCTTTTGTTTTAGGATTTTTTCAGGAGATATAAAAGAGAAACAGCCAAATGTTTGACCCGCAATTTCTTTATCCACATCTAATACGTCAACATATTTAGGATTAGGAGTTCCATCTGTCTTTAACTTTCTTTGAAATGCATTTTTCGAAGCTTTATTTTTACTCATTATATATTTTAACAAATTAATGTTTAAGTTTTAATTTACTAAAATATATTTTTTTCTTTTTATTTTATATAAAGATGAGTATGTTTGATATCTCTGAACTTATTAAGCGTATTATTAAGTATTTAATTGAGGGGTTAATGGTAGCAATTGCTGCTTTTGCAATTCCAAAGCGTTCGTTAAATCTTGAAGAAATTGCGTTGTTGGCATTAACCGCTGCGGCCACATTTGCTATATTAGATACTTATATTCCTTCAATGGGGGTAACTGCTAGATCAGGTGCTGGGTTCGGTATAGGTGCAAATCTTGTATCCTGGCCTGGGGGTTTTTAAGCATAATATA